TAAACACATTTTGGTATTTGTTTTTCATTCTTCTCGGGATAAATATTATTTTTTAAGTCTTCAATAACTTTATTTGCTTGTTTTAGTTTATCTTGAATTGACACTTTTTCGGATTTTGTTGTGACCCAAGGTTTATCTAATTGTGGATGTTTTTCAATCTTAAAAAATTCTCTTTTTTTTGTATGTTCTTTATCTAACCATTCATGATAGTAAACAACATATTTTTTCATCATTTCTTGTGTAATTCCTTCTGGCAAATCCTTAGCGCTTTTCTTCCTTTCTCTCTTTGTTCCTTCTTTAATTCCTTTTGAATTTTGTTCTTGTTCTTCTCTTGTAGCAATTCTTAAATTATCCCAAGTGTTATTTAATGGGTTTTGGTCTATATGATCAACGCTAACATTTTTTGTTCCTTTTCCATTTCCATAACATCCTGTAATTATTTGATGAATGTATAAATTATTACTTCCCATAATATAACCATTTTGTAATTTAAACCAACTAATTTTTTTTCTATCATTAATATTATTTTCATAATCTAATATATGTTGATAAGATGTTTTACATAATTTACAAATAGTGTCTTTTTCACAATACATCAATAAATAATCCTTACCATTTTCATTAATTTTCCAGAAAGGGTTTTTCATAACATAAGCGTCTTTTCCCATTAAACTATAATGTCCATCTATATATTGAATTACATTATATTCATTACGAATAATACTATCATATATATGATAGTAAACAACATTGTTCCTTCTAATATCAAAATGATTGTTGTTTTTAAAAGTATATGTAATGTTTGAATTATCAAATTTATAAATAAAATCTAAAAATGATATCTTTTGATTGTGTCTTAAATAATAAGGATACGCCTTGTTTTCATCATAATATATAAAATTTTTTTGAAAATTAATTATTTCAAATAAATCTTCAAAATCTAATAAAAGGGGGTGTTCATTAAATTTAATAATTCCACATCCCAAATGCTTATCATAGTTATAGTTAAGATTGTAATTCATATTAATATTATAATTTAATTAGTATGAATGTTTTTAAATCAATTTTTTAATTATATTTATGTGAAATATTATATTTCACTTACTTTAATTGGAATAAGCTAAGCCGCCCCAGGCCTAATCTCAAATATTTCTATTCGAGCTTGGACTATCCCTTAAGTTATCATTGAAAGTTGCTAACTTTCTCAAACCCATTCCATTATAGTCTCTGAACCTTCTCCATATGCTTGCATTAGCGCACGTAGGAGCTTGGCTGCAGATTATCCAATCTTTTTCGTTATTACTATGCCCTAGGTCATTACCCTGGGTATTCAAAATGTTTTCACATAGTGAAGTAGTAGAAAAAGCTATAAGGATATTCCCGCAATTTAGAAATGTTGCCTTCATTTGATTAAATAGTCAAACAAAGACTAGCTGGTTATATAATACATTCTGTTGTTGTTGAATGTATATTTGCTTTACACTGTTTATCCACATTAGGAAGCAAATATCTAATGTGGCAGCCAACTGTTGGGCACAGGAAAGTATGCCCGACATAATTCTTAGAACGTTGTAATTGGTTGCGTATACGCGAACCTTTGCCGTCTTGGTTCCTTCAACGGTAGCATTAGACAAGACCAATTGAAGAGTTGCGTTATCAATTCTTGAGAAATTGCACGTGCCTGAGGGCTGGTGCTCTTCTGGCCTCAAAGCAAAGGAATAAACATTAATGCCTTCATCAGGGTTGCGAGTGTGTGATTGATAAGGTTGAACCAAAGAAAAGTAAGTTCCTTCACGTTCAGAGAAGCGGTCTTGTCCGTTCAACTGAAGCTTAGCAGTAACAACTGGGTTTTGTCCCCAGCAATGCAAGTCCAAAGAGGTTTCAGTGAGAACAAATGTTCCGGCATCAGAGACGGTTGAGTTCTCGTTATGACTTCGCTGAAGACCAGAAATTGCCTTAACAAGAGAAGGGTCGACTAAGTTTTGCGATTGACCTCCAAAATTTGGTTCGTTATAAGGATTATCTGGTCCGTGCCAGTATCCAGTGAACCCAGCAGGAATATCATAATCTAATGCTCCAGCATCATCAAAAAGTCCTTGGGCATCAATGTATGACTGAGAATCGGCGGCAATAGCACCTGGTCCACCAAATGCGTGAATTGCGTTTGGAAGAGCATCAATTGCATCAGTGTAGTTAAATGGTTGAGCGCCAAGAACCTTAAATAAAAGGGCATCACACACGAGAGATGAGCAGTAATCAACGTTTTGATCAGGTTGAACAACCCAAACCAATTCCTTAACCGGATGGTTGAAATTGAGCTTAATCTTGTTGGAAGAAGAACCAACAGACTCATCACCAGTGAATTGAAGCTGAGTAATCAAATATTCGTGAGGATTTTGGGCACATCTGCGGCGCTCATCAGTGTCAAGGAAAACGTAGTCAACATACAAAGAAGCAGCAACCAAAGATTGGTTGTAAGCAATAGCAGCTGGAACTGGACGACCAGGAGTATATTGGTTACCAACATATTTTTGTTGACCTGCAAGATCATTTCCCAACGGAGCAGCTCCACTATTGCAACTTAAAGTTGTGACAGCCCACAAGCACTCATCAATTGGACGAATATCAAGGTTAATTTTAACTTCGTGATATTGAAGGGCAATCAAAGGAAGAGCAAGTCCAGGATTGGTACAGAACCAAAATTGAAGAGGAACATATAAAGTTGTTTCAGGAAGGGCATTACGAGGAGCACAAACTTGACGAGGAGCCAAGGAGTCGCAAGGGCCGTCAACTTCAGCGAAAGAAGGATCTGTAATAAAGGTAAGTTGAGTGGTATTACCAATCATCTTGAAGTAACCACGCTCTTGCTCAGAAGTGAGGGTAAGTTGGTTCCAAATGTGCATCCAGTCTCCATATTGACGATCAATTCGTTGACCACCAATTTCAACTTCAACCTGTGCGATCAATTGCTCTCCAGGAAAATCTAACCAACGGGCATAAACGCCAGAACCAACCCCAGCGGCAAATGAGGCAATGCCCATAAGTTGATTAATTTCAGGCAATGTTACCTGCAAATAAGTTCTGTAAGCAAGATCACCATTTCGACTAATAGTACATTGTACACGACGTCCAAAATCTGCCTGCCCATTAAAAGTTTGTTCAATTGATTCAATTGCAAAGTTAGTATATCTGCGATATGTCACTTTCCAAAAAGTAATTTGAGGGTTACCTGTAAGGTATACGTCTTGGGCTCCGTAAGCCACGAGTTGCATTAATCCACCTCCCATTTTATACATTCCTAAAAGAAAAAAAAATTATAAAAATTAATTAATTAATTAAATTTAAATGTAATTTATTTTGAGTTTACTTTCATAATGACGAAAGTAATTTATTTATATCTGCGTTATCTTTCATAAATATGGACAAATATGTTTCATTTAATACTTCTTTTTTTCCTTCGTGATTTTTTTTAAATATATACGAATTTTGTTTTTTTTTAATCGACCAACCATTATCTAAAGCGTTATATAAAAATACCATTTTTTGAAATTTTACTTTATCTATTTCTAAACTTTTTTCATTTTCCAAATTTATTTTTATATCCATTTTTACAATTACATGTTAGTATTTATTTTATTTTTTAACTAAATTTTTATTTTATAAATTCATTGATACTTAATACACAAATATATTAATACTTAATACATTAATATATTTTTAAAATAAACAATTAAATATTTCTACAAAATAATATATATATATTAATGCCATCATTTAAACCAAAAACTTCTAAAAAAATTAAGGTATGTAAAAAATATACATCAAGTCTTGATAGTAAGCATAAAGAGTTTGTTAATGAATTTATGAAAGATGAATTTGATACTATTCCTAGAATTAAAGAAGAAAGATACATGCTTAATAAACAACTTGAATTAGAAAATAAACTTACAATTGAACAAATTATGGAAATTAAAGATAGAATTAAAGATATTAATGAAACAATCAAAGAGTTAAAACACAAAAAAAATTATTATTTTCTTAATAACTCAAAATATATTTTTGAATATTTTGAAAATAAAAAAAATATTAATAATATTGAAGAAACTAACAAAGTAGTTACATCTAAAAATCAAATACTTTTTAACATTTTTAAAATAAAACAAGAAAAAGATAAAAATGTGGATGAAAATAAAAACAAAAATTTAGTTCAAAAATATTTAAGCAATATCGATGAATCTTTTCTTGATATGAATGCATTTGTAAGAGATTCTGATATTTGTCAAAATTGCTATAAAGGAGAAATGATTCCACTTGATGACGAAGGCGTTTTAATTTGTAATATTTGCGCTGTCAATATTCCTTATCTTATTGAAAATGAAAAACCAAGTTATAAAGAACCCCCAAAAGAGGTTTGTTTTTATGCTTATAAAAAAATTAATCATTTTAAAGAAATATTGTCTCAATTTCAGGGAAAAGAAACTACACAAATTTCTAATGATGTAATTGACCAAATTCATCAACAAATTAAAAAAGAAAGAATTGGACTAGCACAATTAACCCACCATAAAACAAAAGAAATTCTTAAAAAATTAGGATTTAATAAATATTATGAACACATCGCATTTATTAAAAATAAATTGGGCATTAACCCTCCGGTATTTAGTCCCGAATTAGAAGACACATTATGCAATTTATTTATGGAAATTCAAGCGCCATACGCTAAAACTTGCCCTGATTATCGTATTAATTTTTTAAACTATTATTATGTTCTTTTTAAATTTTGTGAACTTCTTGAAGAAACCCAATTTTTGCACGATATTCCGTTACTCAAGGATAGGGAAAAACTTATTGAACAAGACGAAACATGGAAGCGAATGTGCGTTGAATTAGATTGGGAATTTATTCCTACAGTTTAATATACTTGTAATTTATTTCCATTTCTATCAAAAATCCATATGTCATATTTATATCCAGACTTTATTGCGGATTCTTGCTTTTCAAAGACATTGTTTTTTTCTTGATTTGTCCAAGCAGATTTTACTTCAATACAACGATTTTGAGATTTAATAAAAATATCTACAAAATGTCTTCTTAATTTGTTAGTTTTATCAGTATACCATAATTCAGGAACTTCTGTTCTATTTGTAAATATATCATCTTCTGAAATATTTTCTATATTAACCAACTCATCAAACGCAAAATTTTCATATCCTTGATAACTTATTGTTTTACCAGATGAAAATGTATATTGTTTAATATTATAGGCGCTTTTAAGCATTACTTCTGACACCTCAGCATTCTGAGAATGATGTGGAACACCATATCTTTCTAAATTGGTTTGTATAACTTTGTTTTTAAATTCTTCTGTTTGTGAAAAGTGTTCTACTCCATATCTTTTAATAGTTGTTTCAATAGTTTTATTTCTAATGTCTTGGTTTTGTTGCGGATTTTCTACACCATATTTTATCATATTAGTTTCAATAGTTTTATTTTTTACTATTTCAGATTGTAATGGACATTCTGTTCCATATTTTTCTAAACTCGTTTTTTTTATTTGTTCCTTAATGTAATTTAACATTGAATGATGTTCTACTCCATATTTTATCATATTAGTTTCAATAGTTTTATTTTTTACTATTTCAGATTGTGATGAACATTTAGTTCCATATTTTTGTAAATTTGTTTCAATAATTTTTAGTTTGCCATTATTTTTAGAACAATTTCCGCAATAGCCATTTAATTTTATTAATTCTCTGAATGGTTTATTAAAATTATTTTCACATTCTTGTGATATACATTTTCCGTTAATTATAGTATCTCTATTTATTGTTTTGCTACTATACTCATTTGTCAATGTTATATTATTTTGATTACAAAACGTGGTTAGATATTGTAAATTATATTTACAATGTAGTTTGTATTTTTGTTTTCCATTTTCTATAGCACAATTTAGGCAATATGGTCCTGTTTTTACAAGTTGTCGAAATGTTTTGTTAAATATTTTTTCACATTTATCGGTTATTGTTTTACAAATTCCTCTAATGTAACCCTCTCTATTCATTTTTACATCTGCGTAATCATTCACTAATTGAATATCATTTGTAAGACAATGTTTATTTAGGGTTTCGTTATTATATAACATCATATCAGGATATAGTAATGTATTAGTTCAATATATAATTCAATTTTATATCGGAATTATATGTTGTAAATTAATTTAAAGATTTATTACTATATTATAGTTAAAATCCCCCAGGCCACCTGACTAAATTTGCACCAATACCAAATCCAGCCCCAGAACGAGCAGATACACCCATTGAAGGAATGTAAGTGTCCAAAATAGCGAAAGTTGCTGCCGCAGTCAAGGCAATTAGGGCAATTTCTTCAAGATTCAATGAACGCTTTGGAATTGCAAAGGCCGCAATAGCAACCATTAACCCCTCAATTAAATATTTAATAATACGCTTAATAAGTTCGGTAACGTCAAACATTTCCATCTTTATATAAATTAAAAAGAAAAAAATATTAATTTAATAAATTAAAACTTAGAATTAAACATTTACTAAATAGTATAAATGAATAAAAACAATGCAAGTAAAAAAGGATTTGAAAGAAAACAAAAAAAGGATGGTTCTTCTAATAATAAATATGTGGATTTATTAGAAGTTGATAAACCTATAGCCGGACAATCTTTTGGTTGTTTTTCGTTTATTTCTCCAGAAAAAATTTTAAAGCAACGTGAAATGTTTTTCTTTGAAGAATTTTTAAAACAATGGGAAATTAATAAATCAATGGAAAAGTTTCACCAATTCCTAAATTTTATTTCATTTAAATATAAATTACAATTTGAAGACGTTATTAAAGATTTTGAAACATTTGTTAAAGAGGAACGAGATACAATTGTTAAATCATCAATTGAAGACGATTACAAAACATTCTTAGATCGCGATGAAGATGAACTTGAAAAAAAATTTAATGTAAAACACAACTTTCAAACATCTGTTAAAGGGTTTAAAGCTAGAGGCAATTTTTCTTCTCAGGAAGAGGCCGAATTACGCGCTAAACTTTTAAGAGAAGTTGACCCAAGTTTTGATATATTTGTTGGACCTATTGGAACTTGGCTTCCTTGGGAACCAGAAGCTTATAAAACTGGAAAAGTAGAATATATGGAAGAAGAATTGAATCACCTTGTTCACGAAAAGAAAAAGAACGAAGAAGTTGCTAAACATACATTTGAACAACGAGTTAAAGAAACTAAACAGAAAGCAATTGATGAAAATAAAAAAAATGCTGATAAGCATGGCACTATCATTACCCAAGACATTGATAATAACGGAAATCTTGTTGGTGTTGGTCACACCACAACTGAACAAACATTTAATTCTGAAGAGATTTCTGTTGCTGATATTAGAAGTGAATTATTTGATGGAGAAAATGTTGTTGTTGGAAAGAGTGATTATGGGCAAAGTCAATTAAAATCTGGACCTTTTGCTAACAAAACGGATTAAAACTAAATTAAAATAATACACAAACTTATATTTTATGTATTATTTATTATTTATTGTATATTTATTATTTTATATGAGTATAGAATTACAACAATACAAAAAAACTAGAATTAATAAATTAAAAATAAAATTTAATAATGACAAATATGCACTGACAATTTATTTTAATAAATTAATAAATAACGTGTTAAATTCCAAAATAAAATTTAATAGTAAAATTTCACAAATTAATAATTTAAAAGTTTCTTATGCGAATCAACTTAATAATTTCACAAATATATTTAATAATAATATCAATAACTTAATCGCGTATCAACCAAATATAGTTACAAATTTTAAAAATAAACGAGCATTACTTATTGGGTGTAATTATAATAATTCAGCATATCAATTGAATGGATGTATTAATGATGTTAACAATATTAAATCTATGATAAAAAATATTGGATTTAATAATATTAATGTATTAACAGATGAAACTGACAAAACCCCCAATAAAATTAACATTTTAACTGAATTAACAAACTTATTAAGTAATTCTAATAACAACGATTTATTATTTTTTTCGTATAGTGGTCACGGGACCCAAGTATTGGATAAAAATGTGGATGAAACTGATGGACGCGACGAAGCAATGGTGCCTTTAGATTTTAACGTTATTACAGATGACGAATTAAAAACAATTATTCAAACATATTTAAAACCTAATGTCACATTATTTGCATTATTTGATTGTTGTAATAGTGGTACTATTTTAGACCTTAAATATCAATATTTAGATAGTTTAAATTATAATAATTACACAGAAAATAATAACGCAATAGATACTTTAGGAAATGTTATAATGATTAGCGGGTGTACAGACAACCAAACAAGTGCCGATGCTTTTATTAATAATACATCACAAGGGGCTATGACATGGGCATTTATTGAATCTGTTAATAGTAAACCCAAATTATCTTGGAGAGAGTTAATACAAAATATGCGCAAATTGCTTACAAACTCTCAGTATACACAAATACCACAATTATCGACAGGAAACATATTTAACATTGATACCGCAATATTTATTTAATTGTTAAATACTTATTATATGATATAAAAAATAGTTAAACTCTTAAATAAAATTCCTACTATATATTATGTTTAAACATTTAGAGCAACTAAATATGGGATATGGAGAACATTTTTTACACTCAATGTCATATTGTTTTATGTCATTATCCGCATCATTTTATTTTTTTATACACGCCATTTACCCAGACGCATTTGAATTTGATGGGTCTAGACAAATTCGTTATCTAAATGAACTATTATCTACAAAATAAGATAAGTATTTCAACTTTAAATAAAATATTTAAAATTTATATTTTATTTAACTTTATAATAGTAATCATTATCAAAAATTGTTTTATTTTTTACACTTCTTGACATTTTGGCAGCTGACATATTTTCATCTTCCGCTGCCTTTGCAATTGTATCCCATGAAGATAAAACTTGTTCACTTTTTAATTCTATTTTTTCAACTTTTTTACCAGTAGATGAAGTAGTTTTATGTTTATATTCGTCTACTTTTAATGAAATTCCATAATAACCTTCGTTTGAACCTTGTTCTGACCAAACTGTTGACTTTAACGCATATTCACACGCATTTAAATATTCTTTTATTTTATTTAAATCGTCATTATCTATTGATTTATTCATTTGTTGTTTCCATCGTTGATATTCTGAAAGTAATGTTGAATTCAATATTTTTCCACTAGGACTAAATTTACACACTTGAAATAAAAATATTTCTACATCATTATTTGTATAACGTTTTTTATACTCAGTTTGTATTAATTTTACACCAATGTAACCATTAACCACTTGATTTTTATTTTGATTTGAAATTCTTGATGGTTTAAATCTAGTATCTAAGTAAGTTTTAAATGCATGAAAAGTATCTTTTTTAGGTTTTATCTTATTCCAAATACGATATGCTCCTTCCATATTTGTAGACGATTCTTCAACATCTAAACGAACAATACACATTGTATTTATAAACTCATTAAATTTGTTAGTTTGTTCATCTTCATTCAATAAAGGATTTTGATAAACAGATACATTTTCTGTTTCAAATAATTGTAGCGTATTCTTTTGTGTTTTTAATTTTTCATTTAATTCATTAATCTCAAGTGATTGAATTCTAATACTTTCATTGTATATTTTTAACTGATTTTTTAATTCTCCATTTTCACTTAATAAATCTTCATTTTGTTTTAACAATTTATTAAAATTATCTATGCTATATGTTTTAGAATGAATAATATCTTTTATGTATTTTGTTAGTTGACTAATAGTAAAATTTGTAGTATTGTATGCTATAATTTCTGTTTTGTTTTTTTCATTTAATGTAATATTTCGTATTTGTTTTTTTATTATAGAATGAGTTTTAATTAAATTTTCTATTTCTACTTTATTTTGTACTTTAAATGCTTCTACTAATGTAAAATTATCATAATGCTTATGATGATCAATAATTCTATTAGATAAATTATTTGTATGTCCAAATTTAATTAATTTTTCATTTGCATCATTACTATTATTAATTGTTCCAAAATATATACATTCTGTGTTTGCTGGAAATTGATTTATTAATGTTTGTTCAATTGCAGTTTGTTTGTCCTTCTCCGCTTCTAAACTAATTTCAATAATTTTTTTATTATTATTTTCTAATTGTGTTTTTAATTCTTCACATTCTTCTTTTGTTATTTCAAACATAATATTTTCAAGTTTAATAAAATAATCATGAACTTCATCTGCTTTTTTTGTTTCAGATTTTAAACAAAATTTTTTAAAGGTCTCAATATTTAACATAAAAATTTCTTTATTGTGTCCTCCTTTAGGTTGATTTGGTTGCTTTTCCGGTTGACAAAGCAATAATTTATAATCTTTATTAATAGTAAATTGTTTTTCTAAAACTCTTTTTGCGTTTACTTTTTGACCAAATCCAAGCCATTGCCATATATTATCTAAATCAATGACAAAATCATTTTTAGAATCATATTTTAAGTAGCAGTAAAAACTTGATAAAAATAATTGTTGTTCGTAATTGGTAAAATTATTTTTCACCTTTTCAACTAATTTAGTTTGATAATTGCCAGATAATTTGGTAATTGGATTGTTTTCAATAAGATTGACTATGTCTATGCTCATATTATATTCTATTATACGAATATGTCTTTATATGGTTTGTTGCTTTAACTAATAAAAAGCAATATAAAGGAATATTATTTTTGTTACCTTCTTTTATATTCATTGCTTTGCCAACTGGCAAAGCAATGATTTATAATTTTATTACCATTTGCTCTTTTTTACTGCTATTTTAGGTCCTTGACCACGTTTTTTTACATTATTTGGGTCATATTGTTCTCCATCATCTTCATCATCGTTGATTTGTTTAGATAATTCCCAAAATTCCTTTGAACCTAATCTAAAATCATTATGCTCATCTGCCTTGTACCAAAATACTTGGTCTTGTAATTTATTAGATTTTGAGTTATTATTGATAACCAAGCACTCAAAATTCTCAGTACATTGGTCCATCACCTGACAAAACGATTCAAATGTAGGAAACATACCAGCGTAATTCTCATAAATACGCTTTCTATTAGCAATATATGGTTCTCTTAAAATAAATACATAATCAATGTTAGTTCTGAGCGTAGGAGGTATGCCTAAAGGATATTGCATTGTGATGAGTAACATGACCTTCCAATGACGACCATTCATAAAGAGGAGACGCATCATTTTATCTCGCGCCCATGTATTATCATAAAGACAATCATCTAAAATTACAAATGTTCTTGGGTCAATAGTGCTTCGTCTAAATGTTTCTATTTCTTTTCTAATTTGTTTTAAAACACCTCTTTGTCTTTTTAAGATATTTTCAATAATAGCAGTATTGTATTCATTATGAATAAACAATTTTGGCACCATTTTTCCGTAAAACCCGTTGCCTTCTTCAGTTCCCGAAATGACTGTTCCAATAGGAATATCCTGATGATAATAGAGCAAATCTCTAACTAAAAAAGATTTACCGGTATCACGTCTTCCTATTAATACTATAACTGGACCTTTGGATTCATTTGGCTTAAAAGTAATATTTTTCATATCAAATCTTTTTAACTCTAAATTCATATATTTATATTAGACATTTAAAACATTTTATATTTACGAATTTTATAAATTATTTGAAATATTAAGGATATTCTCAAATAATAAGTTAAATATAATTTAATTAAATATTTTTATTGACAAATGACGCTTTCAGTAAATTACCAAAAGAGAAAGAATATTAACTTATTTAACAAGTTTCAAACTAACAAGAAAATTAATCTTACGGATACTCAAAATTATATACCAA